AGTAATTCATAAGGGTCATTTATCCCTGCTAACTCTGTTCTTAGCATTTTTATACGTCTATTTCTTTTTGCTAATGTACAGGACATTGCATTTAGTAGACTTATGAGCTAACCATAACATATATATAGTGTATGTGAAGATTTAATACAATCTATATAGTGTGCTGTTGTATAACTGTTCTGCCTGTGTTCAATTACTGTACAAACCTTGACCAATTACTGTACAACTAATGTCCACTACACGACCAACTATTGACCAATCTTTGATAGACAAGATTGTAGCTATAAAGCCAAAATACGTTACAACTAATGGGTTTATACATATGCTTCTGGAAGATGCCTACAACGATAGGGTTAGTAAAAAGGTAAATTTGACAAATAATGTAGACTATATACATATAAACAATAAAGAATTAGAAGTTGAAGAATTAGAAGTTGAAGAATTAGAAAGAAAAGAACAAAAAGAAAAAATAAATAAAAAAGAAAAACAAGAAAAGATAATACCAGAAGATTTACAACACTTACAAACACTTATAGATGACTTCTGGAAAGTTAAGAAAGGTAGTAAGTCAATACAGGCATGGAAACAACAGATAACAGAATATAGAAAGTTTATAGAAAAGTATGGTGAAAAGGTTTTAAGAGATCAGTTAGAGGCAGGTATTTTGGCAGGTACATGGAAAGGCTGCACAATAAAAAACTATGAGTCAATAAGAAAAATTAATAATAATTTTGTAGAAGAAGAAAAAGTACACCCTAACCAGAAGGTTGTACAGTTTGATGACATGGGGAACTTAATCTAATGGATAGTTTATTTAACGGAGGTGGCATAAGCACACTACGTAAAATGGTCAAAAAAGGTCTTATTAAAGTAGAAGATCTTGATACACCGCCTTCTGGTTGGTTTATAACTATGGGTTATGACAGGGAAAATAAAACAGGTAGGTGGAAACGACTCACACGTTTAAAATCTGGTGCAACACCGTCAGTTCCTGTACATAAATTGCCAAAATATAAAAATGTACTTACAGGTAAAATAACTTTTGACCCTGTGGAATATGAAAAGCAATATTAAAGATATTCTTGTACAAGATCCATTTGTAGAGTTTTATCCAGAACCACATAAATATTACGATCTAAAACGTAAATGCTATGTCGCAAGATCTGTTAGTGATGTTATAAAAACAAATGATTTTGTTAGTAAAAATATGGAACAGGCTGCAATACGTGGTACAGCAATACATGAAGCTGCACAAATATGGTGTGAAACGAAAGATAAGACACTAGCACTGGCGTATGCAAAAGAATATAGACAATGGATAGAACATTTAATTAATTATCGTATGTGGGATACATGGGAATGTGTTGCTAATGAATTACGCATGGTAGATAGAAAAAGAGATATAGCAGGTAGTTTAGATGCAGTATTACAACATAAGGATACAGGTATGTTATGCCTGGCTGATTTTAAAACACAGGTTAAGTTCAGAAAGAAAAACCACAGGTTACAGATAGGTGGCTATGTATCTCTTTTATATCAAAACTATCCATCTATAAATTTATTTAGCTGTAGAGTAATTTATGTAACACCAGATGGCATAAAAACACAGGAATATAACCCTGCTGAATGTATGTATGACTATGAAGAAGCTAGAAATTTATATTTTAAAAAAGCTAGTATAAGATTATAGCTTGCATATATTAGGGGTATACCCCATACTATGTTTAATTGTTATTCTATTGCTTAAAACAATGTCTTTTGAAGAAGAACTAGAGGCTATTGAACGTGAAGAATGGTTATCAAAATTTGATGACCGTCAGGTTATGATGGCTGCAAGAATGTTTTTAGAGTGGTTGTATCATTTACCTGATGATTGGAAACCAAAAGAATATACAGAATTTACTATTTAATTATGAATATACAGCCAGACCAATTATTAAGACAACTAAAAACTCTGCAACTACAAAAAAAAGAAATAGATATGCAGATAACAGAAAAAAAGATGGTGTTAGAGAAATATTATATGGACAGTATTATTATGAGTAACTTTAGTATCGAGGGTATCAAAGCAACACGTAGACGCAAACCAGAAAAATGGGAATATACTGATACTACAACTAAGTTTAGGAAAGATATGATTGACGCAATAGAAGATAAAGAACAACAGGAAAGAGAAGAAGGTATAGCTACTAAATTAGAAACAGGTTTTACATGGTCAATAAGATGAAAACAACAGAACGTGTAGAACAGGCATTTAAAAGAATAAAAGAATTACTTACTTTAGTAGCAGATTGGACTAAACAACCAAAAGAACCAGATGCTTTAACACAAGAATTTACAGAAAAAAAATTAACAATGATAGAAGATTTATATAAACAGTTAGGTGCATTGTCTGATAAATATATGTATAGCAACAGAAAAACATTTAGTACAAAAGAATATATAGTTGAATATGACAAGTTAAAAAAGAAAATTACAGATTTAGAAAAATGAACGCACAAAAGAATAAGGGCGATAGAGCAGAAAGAGAAGCCTGTTTGTATCTGACAGCAGCTACTGGTCATATAGTAGAACGTAGGTTTGGTGCAGGTCAGGAAAAAGATAAAGGTGATTTAGTTGGTATACCCAATACTGTTGTACAGGTTTGTGATATGAAAAATAAATCAGAAGCAGTATTAAGAAAGCCACGAGAAGCAGAACAGCAAAGACTAAATGCAAAAGTAGACCATGCTTTTACTATGGTCAGGTTTAATAAAAGACCTGGCTGTGCAGAAGGTGATAATTGGCGTGTTGTCATGACTATTGAACAGTATGCAAGATTAATAACATGAAAGTGTTAGTTGCCTGTGAATATAGTGGTAAAACGAGAGACAGTTTTATTAGAAATGGACATGATGCCATAAGCTGTGATTTGTTACCTACAGAAAGACCAGGCAAACATTATCAAGGTGATGTGAGAGATATTATTAATGATGGTTTTGATTTAATGGTTGCACACCCAAGTTGTCAGCACCTCGCTTGTAGTGGTGCTAAACACTTTTATCGCAAGCAGAAAGAACAAAAAGAAGCATTAGATTTTGTACGTATGCTTATGGATTGCAACATACCTAGATGGTGTATTGAAAATCCTATATCTGTTATAAGTAGTGCAATTAGGCCACCAGATCAAATAATACAACCTTATGAATATGGTGACCCTTTTCAAAAATCTACCTGTTTATGGTTAAAGAATTTACCACTGCTTAGACCTACAAAGATAGTTGACAAGGGTGAGTTCTATACAAGTCCTAGTGGTAAGAAATTACCTGCCTGGTATAGTAACAGCAAAAATTGGAAAGACAGAAGCCGTACATTTAATGGAATATCAAATGCCTTTGGAGATCAATGGGGTAATGAAAGTAGATTACCTGTACCTGTAGAACAACTAAGTTTATTTTAATTACTTGACAGGGGTATACCCTTGTAGTACATTTAATATTGTAAACACAACCGAGAGGTTTTCCAAATGAACTACAACACAAATGTTCACTGTCTCACTTTTCCATCAACAAAAAGATTAAGAGATTTAGCTAAAGAAACTCTTAAAGCTAATAAATTCAAAACTGCTTATGAAGATAAGCATACAAATAAAAAATCTTTTTGGTTAGTTAAAGATGAAGGTATATATGTAATGAGTTGCTATGAAGGTCATAAAAACATAGTAGCTTTTGCTAGAGGATACAATCCTAATACTTTAGATAGAAATGAAGTTTGGGATAAAGCAAATGATGTAAGCAGAGATGACTTTGCTGAAAATATACCTTTAAATGAAACTATGCTTAATAATTTAATTAATGGACAAAACTTACACATTCATATGAATGATGAAGAAATTAAAACAATGGTATGGGGTTAAACAATGCAAAACTTTTTAATGATACTTTCAGCTACAGGGTTGTTTTATACAGCCCTATCATCAACTCTATATGACATGACAGTTACAGATT